AGCCGAGCGGTATCGTCTGGCAAGCCTCCGTGTCGATGTGAGTGAACTACACGCACAGTTCAACCGAGCATTGTTCGATGATACTATTGCCGAGAACGCCCGCCTCAAGGCCGAGGTCGAGCGGCTGGAAGAAGAAAAGAAACTTCCTTTTGCTTACGGAGGCAAGCAGCTGCTAGTAGATCTAAACAAGTTGCTTACGGCTCATCGTAAGTACTGCGACATTAACCGTATTGACTATACGCAGATGGAAAGGGATGCCTTGTCGTGAAGCACCCGAAGCAGGTCGGTATGTCTTGCAAGAATACACGTTTCATCAAAGCCTCCCTCACCCCTTACGAAACCAGGCTCGTCGAGAAGACCACAAAAGCCGACAGGGATCGCTGGAACGAACTGATGGCCAAACCTTGGAACAAATGGCAACCCACTCCCTCCGCCCAAACAACTACGGCAAAATCAAGCAAGCGGTCATCGAAGCCCACGCAGCCGGCCTGACCTACGCCGACATTGAGGCCAAGTACGGCTACCGCCGCGCCAGCCTTTACGAAGCCGCCCGACACCTTAACCTTAAACTCAAACCCTCCAAACATCGCACATGAGAAAGCCCCCTATCAACCTGACCGAGTACACCCATAAGATGCCCCGACGCTGCCACGCCCTGCTCGTCATCCTAGACGGCGGCAAGGTCGAACATCCCGAGTTCGTGGCCTACAGCCGGGACGAGTTTGCCGCCGAGCTGGCCAAGTGGAAACGCACCGTGCTGCCGACCCTCCGCCGCTCCAACGTCGAGTTCTGGGAACTGCACAACGGCGATCACCAGGCGGTCAACCTGCTCAACCGATGAGCCGCCAGAAGATTAATTGCTACGGACGACCGCCGGCCAGGCTTGCCGTCCTAGAGGGCATCAAGCACGGCCTGACCGCCAAGGAGACAGCCTATGCCTATGAGTATAGCCTCCGCGCCGTGCAGGAAGCCGCCGCCCGGATGAAGGTGTCCTTCGTCTACTCTGGAACGGGTAGACCCCCTAAACACCTGCCTAAGAATAACAATGAACATCAATAAGGGCTGGAAGCGGTTCATGGCGGTTGGCTGCTCCCACGGGATGTATGCCGACCCGAAGGCCATCGAGGGCGTCCTAAAGTTCAAGGAACGCTGGAAGCCCCATTGCACCGTCCACCTAGGCGACTTCGTGGACATGACCCCTTTCATGTCGTCAGCGCGGGGCAAGGGCGACGCCGTAGAACCCGATATCGGCGGGGGGCTGAAGTTCCTCGACCAGCTCCGCCCGAACGTCGTTTTGGCCGGCAACCATGAAGTCCGCCTGTGGCGCGAAGCGGCTTCGGACGACGAAGTCTATTCCGGCTACGCCCTTCGCCTGATCAACGACATCACCGAGCATTGCCGGAAGCGGAAAGCCCTGTTCATCGAGTACACGGGCATCTGGCAGGCGTTTCAGTTGGCCAACTACAAGTTCACCCACGGAACCGTCTACGGGGAGAACGCACCCCGGGACATGGCCGAGATGTACGGGAACGTAATCTTCGCCCATACCCACAAGGTCGGTCGTATGACTGGACGCCGGGACGATACTCCGACGGGCATCAGCGTCGGCACCTTGACCCGTCGGGGGGCTATGGATTATGCCAACACTCGCCGCGCCACGTTCGCCTGGTCGCAGGGCATGGTCTTCGGCTACTATACCGACGATAAACTCATACCGTGGGTGCATGAGCAGCCGCACGGCCAAGACGAATGGATTTTACCCGTATGAAGACCGACGACGTCCTGAAGAAACTCTGGAAAATAAGGTCTAAGGGAGCTGACGAGATTCCCAAAGGCTTCAAGGACTTGGATCAGTTGACCAAGGAATGGAAGGTTCATCGCACGACGGCGCGGGAATGGGTGCTGGAACTGGTCAAGGCCGGCGAGATGAAGCAGCTCAAGTTACGCTTTTTCGACGGTAAGCGTATCCAGATGAAATACTTTTACGGTTGACGCCGTAGGGTGGCGGATGGATAAAGGAAAAGCCACCTATGAAAACTCCCATCAAACTGGAGCCGCACACGGCTTTCAAGAAGGCCATCGTCAAGACGGACGAAAAGGGCTTCATCACTTACAATTATTTCAAGCTCATCGACGTATGCATGAAGTTGCACAAGTGGGATGAAGAGACCGCCCAAGAGTGGGTCGACTACAACATCGTCGGCCTTGCCATGAACGGTTTCAAAATCTCCTACGCTCGTTCCCGTCGATGACCACCGAAGATCGCATTTCCGGGGCGAGAGCCTATCTCGCCAAACTGCCTGCCGCCGTCGCCGGCCAAGGCGGACACCCCGCAACCTACCGCGCCGCCAGCATTCTGGCCAACGGATTTGATCTGCCGTGGTCGGACGCCTGGTCGCTGCTTCAGGAGTTCAACCTCCGCTGCTCGCCTCCGTGGTCTGAGAAAGACCTGCGTCACAAGTTGAACGACGCCTACGTCAAGCCCCACGAACGCCAGAAGGGCTGGCTCGTCGCCGGCAAGGAACGCCGTGTCGGTGCGAACGGACGCTTCGTCTTCGACCCGAACAGGGTGGCGGAGCTGGTCGACGTGCAGACGCCGTTCACGACCGCCGACGTGTTGCTGAACTGCTTTAAGGACGAGGACGTCATCTGCATCACGAACGAGGCCGGCCAGACCGAAGACGGCAAGTGGTTCCCGGCGTCGAAGGGTATCTTCCTGACCCGCGCTGAATGGATCACCAAGTTCTTCGGCCCCGGAGCCGTGGGGGCTGCGAAGTTCGCCGGCACGGAGTCGGGGGCTTGGATTCGTATCAACCCCTTCACGCCTGACGACTTCACGGGTACGGACGGTTCGGTGTCGGCCTACCGCCATGTCTTGGTCGAGTTCGACAAGAAGGCCAAGGACGAGCAGATCGCCATCTTCCAGCAGTCGAACCTGCCCATCAGCCTGCTCGTCGACTCGGGCGGCAAGTCCGTTCACGCCTGGGTGCGCGTCGACGCCCAGAGCAAGGAGCAATGGGAGGAACGCCGTAATACGGTGTATGACTACCTTTCCGACCACGAACCCGACCCGCAGAACAAGAACCCTTCCCGCTGGAGCCGGCTGGGGGGTATCATGCGCGGCGAGAACGAACAGAAGATTGTCGCTTTCAAGATTGGTTCGCTGGACTGGGACGAGTTCATGGCGTGGCGGGAAGGTCAGGACTTCCCCGAGGAGGTCACGACCGATGTCCTTGAGAACTACGACGTCCTGAACGACCCCAACACGGTCATCGGCCACGGACGCTGGTTGCAGAAGGGCGGCTCGCTGCTGATCACCGCGCAGTCCGGCATCGGCAAGTCTTCCTTCGCAATGCAGATGGCCATGTCATGGGCTTGCGGACGTGAACTGTTCGGCATCCCAGCGAAGCACCCGCTGAAGATGGGCGTCCTCCAGGCGGAAGGCGACGTCGGCGACATGGCCCAGTCCTTCCAAGGCGTCATGTCGGGCATGAGGCTGAATAACGACGAGAAGGCGATGGTCAGGCAGCACCTGCATTTCTTTAACGAGTCATCGAAGCGCGGCTCAGATATCATCCAGCTCGCCCGTAAGATTATCGTCCGGCATAAGTTGGACGTCATCGTCCTCGACCCGCTGATGGCCTACATCGGCGGCAACATCAACGACAACGTCGATGTGACGAACTTCTGCCGTGGCCTGCTGGAGCCGATGCTCAAGGAGACGGGGTGCATCGCCATCCTGATCCACCACGAAGGCAAGCCGAAGGCCAAGGAGGTCACGGATGGCCAGACCTTCTCGGACATGATGTACAGCGGTACGGGCGGGGCTGAGTTGGTGAACTACGTCCGCGCCGTCCTGAACATCCGTCGGGAGTCGAAGGACTTGCCCGTGTTCTCATTCAACCTGTCGAAGCGCGGCAAGGAAGCCGGTATGCGGACGCCCGACGGCAAGCCTACCCTTGTCCTGAAACTCAAGCACTCGGACGACCGGGTATTCTGGGAGGTCGCCCCCTTGGCCGGCGGTTTCGAGCTGCTCAAGGTCGG